AACGGGGACGCGGACGTGGTCGCAGAGTCGATTCTTGCAAACAGTTTCTATAACCCTGTGATTGTCCAGAAGTCCACTGGGCACATCGTGGCCGGCAACACGCGGTACAACGCGTTGATGATGCTTGGCGAGACCCAGATTCCTGTCATCGAAATGGACATCGACGACACCCAAGCTCTCAAGGTCCTCGTCGCGGACAACCGAACAGCCGAGAAAGCCATCCGGGACCAAAAGGGTGTCGAAGATCTCCTGCTGTACCTTGAAGAGAATAGCCCCGGCGGTTTGGCTGGAACGGGTTTCGATGAAGACGAGTTGCTTGAGCTGCAGCGCATCAACCGCGCTATTGACCACATTGGCTTTGGCGAAAAGTTTGAGCACGCCACCGACGAGATGACATTCAATCGCCCTGTGATTATTGTCCACGGGCTTCGTGAAGTGAATGGCGACGTCTCAACGTTCACGCATGGCGACATCGACAACGCCATCATCCGCCTGAGAGAATTGGGCTACCACGTCACAGGAAGGAGCGAAGCAGATGGCGAATAAGAACCTTGAGCAAAGCGCCCTTCTCGAAGCCTCACCTACCGTTGAGCCTTCACAGGAAGTTGCGCTCACCGATTCAAAAAAGGTCAACCCATCAAGGGCGAAAGCCACGGTTGCGTTACGACTGTCGGGTGCCGGCTTTGCGGACATTGCCGAGATTGAAGGTTTCGCCAGCGCGTCAGTAGCTCGCAAGGTTTTTGAGGAGTCATTGGCTGCCAGCCTCACTGAAGATGACCTGCAGCATCTTCGTTCTCTCACTGATGCCAGACTCAATCGACTCATGCAATCAATTTGGCCTAAAGCGATCAACCAGAAGAACCCTGAGCAGTTGGCGTTCCTCCGTGCGGCGCTGTCTATCTCTGATCGTCTCGAACGGCTCCACGGGATTGCGGCCCCACAACGTGTTGAGGTTTACACCCCGGACGAACGCGCAAAGCAGGAGTGGCTTGAGGCTGCCCTTGCTCGCATTGGTCCCGCGGGTGCGTTGAGCGAGGAAGATATCATTGACGCTGAGGTTGTGGGCGATGATGACGTGGAGGCCAGTCTCGATGACGAGTCCACTCCCTGAGCAAGATAAAATCTGGAAGCAGCGGATGGTCGATAAGGTCGGCAAATCTGAGGCACGCCGAACACGACAGCGTCGACGTGACAAGGAGTACCAGTTCCATGTTCAGGCTACCCGCCCTTTGCTGCAAGCTGTCCGTGCTGCAGCAAAGCTTCGCGGCATCTCGGCGTCTGGTTACATTCGCCGTGCTGTCACCAAGCAGGCGGCAAAGGACCTTGGGGTAAGTTGGGAGTCACTACTGAAGGAGACGCCCTATCCGGCGGCGTACGGTAAGAAAATGGCGCCACCAGAAAAGGTTCGGTACTCCGTCGAAGGGAGCACCGACATTTCTGATCGGTTGGCCTCCCCTGACGACGGAACCGGATACGGAGATTGGTCAAATTGAGTATTGACATCATGGGCCAACTCGAGCAGTTTGACCCGAAGACTCGGGCTGAACTCGCTGGAGAGTTACAACGTCGCGTGGATGAGCCACCTCAAGCCTGGTACTGCAATCGGCGCCGAGAGTGCGATGGCCGTCCACATGAGGGCTACAACTACAACCATGCTCGTGGAAGTCAGTGGCCACCAGAGGGGCTTGACTGGGTGGTGTGGGCAGCCATTGCCGGCCGCGGATTTGGAAAGACCCGTTTGGCAACGGAGTGGTGCCGAAAAATGTCAGAAACCCACCCCCGCATTGCCGGCATCGGACGCCGCGGCTTCGANGTTCGCGCCACGATGGTCGAGGGCCAGTCCGGGTTAATCGCCGTCTGTGAGGCTGCTAAGCAGACGTACCTATGGGAGCCATCGAAACGCGAGTTTACCTTCCAAAACGGCGGTAAGGTCCACTTCTACACAGCAGAGGAGCCCGACTCTCTTCGTGGCCCCCAGCATCACCTTGCTTGGCTTGACGAGCCCGCCCACATGCCCCTCATCGACGACGTATGGGACAACCTGATGTTCGGTCTCCGTCTCGGAACACGGCCACGGGTGCTTGTCACCACCACACCAACACCAAGGAAGTGGATGAAGGAGTTGGTGAAGCGTGACGACACTATCGTCATCCGTGGGTCAACCTTCGAGAATCTTGAAAACCTTGCCAAAACATTCGCGGATAACATCGTCAGTAGGTACGACGGAACCCGTCTTGGCCGCCAGGAACTCTACGGTGAAATCATCGAGGATGTCGAAGGGGCGCTTTGGGACAGTGACATGATTACGAATGCCCACGACTTTGAGGAAACGAAGCTTGAGGGAATGCCTTTTACTGGGTACGATGGTCGCGCTTTTGAGCGAGTCGTCGTGGCAGTTGACCCCGCCGGAACATCGACAGCACGCTCTGACGAGACCGGAATTATTGTTGTCGGCAAGGTTGGTCGCCAGTTCTTTGTTCTCGAAGACGGTTCAGGTAAGTACTCGCCGGACGGATGGGCCAAGAGGGTCGTAATGCTGTACCGGAAATGGTCTGCTGACCGGGTCGTCGCCGAGAAAAACTATGGTGGCGAGATGGTGGCCTCAAACCTCCGCAACCAGGATGACAACCTCCCCATCACTCTCGTTACAAGCCGTCGAGGCAAACTAATCCGCGCAGAACCCATCGCGGGCCTCTATGAGCAGTCACGCATCTTACACGTCGGACACCTTGAGACCCTGGAGATGCAGGAACTCGAATGGGTGCCCGACGAAGGCCCGTCCCCCGACCGTGTTGACGCGCTCGTCCACGGCATCACCGATCTTGCGGGAAGCTCACGGGAGGCTTCCATAGCTTCTCCCCGCGGAAACTCTTTTACCTCGAGCCCTGTCGGACCGATGGGGCGAGGGATTTACCTACCCCAAGGAAGGATTCACACGCCATGACTACATTTCAGCTTGTGCTTGCAGGAGTCGTCGCCACTTTGGCTGTCGCTCGCCTCACAAGGCTCATTACGTACGACGATTACCCTCCCGTGAAGTGGCTGAGGGACAAATGGGACGCCAAAACAGGGGAGTCCGGGTGGAACGAGATGCTTCACTGCGGATACTGCCTTGCCCCCTGGATTGCGCTCCCAATTGTGGTGATATTTGTCGGACTTATGTTCGGATGGGCGGTGTTCGCAAGCATCATAGGCATTTGGTGGGTATTCTGTTCCATATTGGCGGTCGGATACTCCGCTGCCATCATTGTTGGAACGAACTGGGGGTAGCGAGTGCCTCGTAAGAATGACATGAGGGCCATAGGCTCTCCCGCCAACTCCTTTGTGGCCTCTGCGTCCCCCCTGTCTACGAGGGGGATGTCAAAGCCCTCCGACAACGGAGACACTGGCTGGCAGTCAGCGCTATGGGACTACTTTGACTGCATCGGCGAGTTTGAGTACGTCGCAAACTGGGTTGGCAACCTCATCTCGCGCGCCGAGCTTTACGCAGCAAAAGACGGAGTCCGGCAAGACGAGGGTCCTGCAGCAGACGCAGTCGCCGAGCTGTTTGGGTCAGTGGTTGGCAAGAGGCGCTGTCTTCGGAAGCTAGGAATCCAAGCCACCGTCCCCGGAGAGTCCTACATCTTTTCCTGGGGGCCAGATGAAAGCCGCCAATGGGATGTATTTTCCAGTCAGGCAGTAAGTAAGCTTTCAGAATCCAGCGACTGGAAAGTTCAGGGCATGGAACTTGATGGAGAAATCTTTGTGATGCGCTCCTGGGACCGTCATCCACGTCACCCTGAACGTGTGATGTCGCCTTCAAAGTCGGCTCTGCCAGTTCTGAACGAAATCTACCGGCTCACACAGCACATCGATGCCCAAGTCTCATCACGACTTGCTTCTGCCGGCCTTCTGCTCATTCCAAACGAGATGGCGTTTGCTGCGGCAACGGAAAAAGAAAACGACGAAATTGCTAACCAGTCGAAGGCTCAAGAGTTCGTTAAGGAACTATCAGAAACGATGTCAACGGCGATCAACGACCGTAGTGACGCTTCCGCGCTCGTCCCCATTGTCGTGACGGCCGACGGCGACATCCTGGACAAGCCAAGGCTCCTAACTTTCTGGACCGACCTTGATGAGCACTCCATCGAGCTCCGCCAGGAAGCTATCAGACGCCTAGCCCTGTCTTTGGACATCCCCCCGGAGATTTTATCGGGAACGGGAGATGCTTCCCACTGGCAGGCATGGGGAATAGATGACGCTGCTATCAAGACTCACTCTGAGCCCCTACTCATGCGTCTTACTGGAGACGTCACGGAGGGCTTCCTGTGGCCGGCGCTGAAGGGTCTCGTCCCTGACGAAGAGATTCAGACGTACACAATCGAAGCGGATACCTCAGCAATGCGGGTTCGTCCCAACCGCTCGAAGGAGTCTATCGAGCTGTTCAACCTTGGAGAGCTTTCCGCAGAGACCATGCGCAAGGAGAACGGATTCGACAAGATCGACGAGCCCGACGCCAACGCCCGCAAAAATTGGTTACTGTCAAAGATCGCGACAATGGCGACTACACCGGCAATGGCGGCCACGGCCGCGAGGGCCCTTGGGGTCCAGTTGCCGGTTGAGATAAGCAAGGCTGGGCGTGAGAAAACTCCCGACCCGTCACTTGATGACCACCCCGATAGGACTGCAGTGCCTTCCGATGCGGAGAAGCGGGACCTCGACGTGGATGCTGAGCGTAAAGCAAATACGGCTGCTGTCGCTGCCGCAGCAGAGCAGATTGTGTTCCGGGCATTAGAGCGCGGTGGTAACAAATTGAAGAGTCGGATGAAGTTCGTCAAGGAGGGTGTTGCGCCCTCGGAACTGTACCTGTTCCGACAATCATCCGATGCTGAGGCGTCCTTCATGCTCGAAGGGTCTTTCGACCACGTGCAACGTTTCACGGGACAATTTAGCGTTAGTGGCGAATGGCTGTCGAGTAGCCTCGAGGAGTATTGCCGTGGACTCATACTAAATCGCGAGCCCCATACAATGGAGCGCCTCACTCGGTCGCTCAGGACGGAGAAGGTCAATGCCTGATAACATCGACGGCGTAGTCGTCGTCCTGCTTCCCTCGGAATCGGACCCTATCGCTAGCGCCTCTTCCGAGGAGATTGCTCACGTCACGATGGCCTGGCTTGGGAAGATCGACGAGTTTGACGAGTCGGCAACTGACGCAATTCTTGCGGAACTAAAGACTTATGCCGCGTCAGCGGATGGCCCCATTACCGCGGCGGTCGATAGTCGTGGTCCGCTTGGTGACGACGATGCTGACGTGGTCTTTCTCGCTGGCGATGGTCTCATGGGATATCGCGAGGGCCTTATTGCGCTTGAAGCTGTCGGCGTGGCCGTAGGTGCAGTGGAACAGTTCCCAGACTGGANGCCTCACGTGACTCTGGGCTACCCGGATTCCGCGGCCGCCGAGGAGTACGAGAGTGAAGAGGTCGTGTTCGACAGGCTCGCCTTGTGGTCCGGGGACAATGTCCACGATTTTGCTCTAGGGGAGGCTGCCGTCAACGACGAGGATGCGGAAGAGCCGTCAGGTGAAGATGTGCCCGAAGAGGATCTTGCCTCTGAGATGGTAGATATGTCGGCTGAGCCCGTGCCCTGGCATGGCGTTCTGGCTCCTATTGAAACCATGTCGGGCGATATGCGAATCTTTTCCGAGGACAGCATTACTGCTCGAGAGTTTCCTCTTCCCCTTAAATGGATGAAGCAAGATAAGGATGGTCACGACGACTCCATTGTCGTTGCCAATATCACGAAGATTTGGGAAGAAGGCGGGCTGGTACTCGCAGAAGGCATGTTCGCAACAACGCCCGAGGCTGAAGAGGTTATCAACCTTCGCGTCGAGAACATGGTTCGTGGAGTTTCTGTTGACCTTGACGCCGCTGAGTCGCAGATTGAAGATGAGGATGGCAATGTGCTTTCGATGGATGACCCCATCGACGAAGACGTGAAGATTGTCCAACGAATCATCACGGGGCGAATTGCTTCTGCCACGATTTGCGCCATCCCAGCATTCCAGGAAGCCTATTTTGATATTGGCACTTGGGAAGAGGCCGTCGCCTCTGACGAAGAGTGTGTGGACTGCGAGGACGAAGAGGAGCCAACCGATAGCTCACCTGTGGAGGCTTCAGCGGGTGCTGAGACATTTGCTCCCGGAACACGTGACGGGCCAGGTTGGATCACGGACCCAGTCCCGACTGCACGCATCCGCAAGTACTGGGTGCGAGGCAAGGGTGCCGCAAAGATTCGTTGGGGTCAGCCTGGCGACTTCAATCGCTGCCGAACGCAGCTAGCAAAGTACGTGCAGAACCCGCAGTTCCTTGCGGGCACATGCGCGAACATGCACAAGGAAGCCCTGGGCGTTTGGCCCGGCGGCGAAACAGGGAGGCACAGTGTGGACGAACTTGTTGCTGCAGGCGAAAAGATGAGTCCTGCGTTTACGATGGTCGAGCCGGTTGAGGCTATGACCGCGGCGGTAGAGAGCCGACCCCATGACTGGTTCTCGAACCCTGAACTCAAAGAGCTAACCCCGCTGACGATTACCGCTGATGGTCGGGTATTCGGACATGCCGCGGGCTGGGGAACGTGCCATGTCGGCATGGACAAGTGTGTGACGGCACCGAAGTCTCCTACCAACTACGCTTACTTCCATGTGGGCGCCGTGAAGACCGACGATGGGGAAGTCCCTGTCGGCCATATCACCATGAACACTGGACACGCCGCGTTGAGTCTGAACGCAACAAGCGCCGCCGCTCACTACGATCACACGGGCGCTGTGGTGGCCGACGTGAGTGCCGGCGAAGACAAGTACGGCATCTGGTTTTCGGGTGCGATTCGTCGAACAGCATCTGACGATCAGGTTGAAGCGCTACGTGCGGCAGGGATCTCTGGTGACTGGCGTCGAATCGGGGCGGGCATGGAACTCGTGGCAGCCCTAGCGGTAAACACGCCTGGCTTCCCGGTTCCACGGACCGCACTTGCGGCCTCTGGTCTCAACCAGGACGCGCTTGTCGCAGCGGCAGTGGTCGCTAATGGTGAGACAAATCAGGATGATGTTTTGGGTGAGATGATCGACCGTGCGGTGCGAACTTATCGGGCGGAAGAGGCGAGAGAGTTGCGAGTCAGCGGGCTCCGCGCACAGTTGAGTAAGGACAATGAGGACCGCATGGCAGACCTTCGTGCGCGACTGGAAGCGGAGTAAAGATGCCCTGTAATTGCAATAAGTCGACACCGAAGACAACCATCTACCAGGTTTCAAACCCTCAGGGGTCGAAGTCTTTTTCGACGGAATCTCAAGCGAAACTCGAGGTGGCGAAGAATGGTGGCAGTTACAGAACTGTGACTAAGTAATTGACAAAGCCGGGCCCTCACAAAGGGTCCGGCTTTGTTGTGTCAGGATGGGATCCACGGAAAATTGCCAGGCACATGCTTGCGCGAACCCTCTCTACGTGTATTCTTTAACCAACACGGAACCCGCCGGGCATAGCTCGCGTGTAGGAAGACCTATCCCTATACGACCCCGACAGGAGTTCCAAGATGTCATTCACCATTCCTGAGAACCTCAACGAATTGTCCGTTGACGAGATTCTTGACAGCATCAACCTTGCCAAGACGGAGGCTAAGAGCCTGCTTGGCAAGGATTCCCCCTCTGATGAGGAAGTCAACGCAGCTGAGGAAGCCCTCAAGTACGTTGACGAGGCCAAGGGCCGCATCTCTGAAGTTCAGGCTGCCGCAGCTGAGAAGGACGAGCGTCTTTCCACCCTCAAGGCCAAGGCTGACGAGGAGGACGAAGAAGCAGAGGCTGAAGAGAGCCCCGCTGATGAAGTGCCGGTCGACGAAGCTCCGGCTGAGGAGGCTCCGACCGATGAGGTCGAAGAGGACGAAAAAAGCAAGGAGCGCCAGGCGGTAGCCGCGAGCGCCGCAGTACCCACCAAGTCCGCTGCGGCACGAGCCAAGGCAAACTCCAAGGAGCCGGAGGCCCCCATGAACCACAACGCCGTCACCATCACTGCGGCGGCAGACATCAACGGCATTACGGCTGGTGCCACCCTCAAGGACGACGTATCGCTCACTGCGGCGGCCATGAAGCGTCTTCAGTCTTTCCCGCGGACCCGTCAGGGCGGCGCGAATGGAATCCAGATGCGTGCCGGCATTGCCACAGTTGACGTTGGTGCAGCTCGTACCGACGGCATGTTCCAGGGCAACGCCGACTACACCGACGATCAGGCGGTCCTCACGGCAGCGGCCGGCGAGAAGCGTCTCAAGTCTGACCTCGGTTCGGGTTCGCTGACCGCGGCCGG